CGGACTTCATCGTGCCGGATTTGGTCTCGGTCTCGGTGGTGACCGTAATCTTCCAGCCAAGCAGGCCCAACGCGGCGGCAGAGTTTCGCGTTTCGATAGTAAGCTGCTGCATGATCCGCTTGATCGCGAACAGCCGAACTTTCTTGAAAGCCGTCTTCCAATACTCGAATTGGGCCATCCGCCCTGTTTCGGTGTCCTTGCGGTTCCGCTCGATCAAAAGGAGGGATTCGACTTCCTCTTTCTTTTTGGCATTGGCTGCGCGCTGTTCGGCGTAGGGATTTTTTTCATCGTTGATCGATTCAGCTTCGGCAACGAGCCGGTTAAGATCGCGGGTCTTATTGGATATGTTCGCGTTCAAGACGCTAAATTCTTGATTGAGGCGTGACTGCTTATCGAATTCGGTGCGCCATTCAGCCTCGCAGGTCGTAAGCGCCTCCTTGTGCTTTTTGCTATCGGCGAGCAGGTCGGTACATGCTTTTTCCAAAGTCTCGATCTGACCGGCGGCTTCGTCCAGATGTTCTTCTGCGAAACCTTCAGAGATTTCCTGACCGCAACGGGGGCATGTCGAATTGTCCACGTAGAAAGACGCCGACTTTTCGATCCGTTCAATTTCGGCTTCCTTGATTTCAAGATCGGTGTTGGCTCTATTCAAAAGATCGCGGTTGCGCTCGACATGTACGTACAGCTTATCGACGGTCAGACCATCTATAGCTTTTGAAACTCGCTTGTGGTCCTTTTCGAAGGCCGCGATCTCTTTTTCGATTAAATCGACCGCGTCTATAACCCGCGTTAACCGTTGCTCGCGGTCATCATCCCACAGGCTTTCTTGTTCGATCAGCGCGAAGTCATCGGAGAAGGCGCTAAGCTGACCTTCTAAACGTGCGATGGCGTTGTCGATACCCACAATTAGTTTCGCTTGTTCGGTGACGTGCTTTCCAGCTTGCTCCGATGCGTCGAGCCAGAAACCGGAGTCCATGACTTCGTCGATCAATTCCCCGCGCTTGGGAATATCCAGATCGATGAATAGCGGTACTGCTTGCCCGAAGATGACCGAATTCAGGAAACGCGGCTTAGAAAGGCCAAAAAGTTGATCGATCTCGAACTGCTCGACGAGCTTACCGTCCAGAAAGAGACGCTGTGGCGGTCCTTGCCGTTTGACCTTGACTTCCCGATCATCGATCAGGAATGCGCCTTCAACGAAACCGTCTTTATGCTCCCACGAAACAAGCTCGGTGATCAGCTTTCCTTTGACCGACGTGCCGTAGAGACAGAAGCACACCGCATCCCAGATCGAGCTTTTGCCGACCCCGTTCGCGCCGAGCGATGGCTCCGCATCGTTCTGGCCGCAAATTAGTTTAAGACCCTCGGTCTGGGAAAACTCGATAACCGTGTTTGCCGTGAATGACCGGAAGCCTTCAAGCTCCAGGGCTTTGAGGACGACGGTTTTCATTCTTTATTTTCTTGATTGAATATAAAAGCCGGTGATCCCGGTTTAACGTCGGGATGTAATTTCTCCACAAAAGCAAAAGATTTATCTTCGCATGCCTTAACGAAATCTGCGTCCGCGTTGTTATTGGATAAGCAGCCGTTTTCCCAGATTAGACGTTCTGTAGCAGACACTTCTTTAGCCGTGTCAGAAGTATACTCTAAACGAGCGGTTTGAACATCTTGAATTGACCCATGCCAGTTGCCTATAAGACAGTGCAATATTTCATGTGGCAGCGCCTCGTTATCATAAGATTCAACAAAAGCACCATCCGCTATATCCACGGACGCTCTTATGTAATTACCGGCCTGCATATAGATTTCACAAGGGTTCCTATCCATACGACTGAAAGCATACGTATTTTTATCCGGCTTAATCTTATTAAATTCCTCCGGAGATACAAAGTGTAGTATTATAGTGGTGGGCGTTATGCGTTGGTAGATATGGTTATATTGTTCGAATGTTGTCGGAACAAATTCAAGAGAGGACTTTATCGGGTTGTAGACATGGCTTGCTGTAAAAAATCCACTAGAGAAAGAGAGCAAGAATCCACATAAAATCCACGATAGTAACTTTATCATCCCCGAACCTCTTTCAGAATCATGGACCCGATATCCAGCATATCTTTGGATATACCCTCGCTCTCCGCGAAGTCCCGAAGAACCATATCGGGAGCCAGTTCCATATCACCGGTCGCGCTTGTGCGTGGCTGCGGTAGCACGACTTCCGTCCCGTCGACCGTGACGCCCTTAGCCTTCGCCCATTGCGCTATAGCGCGTTCTGCGTCGCCCAACGTCGCAAGGTCGCTGGCCTGGGTGCTGAACACGAGCCGGACCTGATCGCCCTTCCTGACTTCCAGGTCTTCAAGCTGATCGGGTGACGTGATTGCGTAAACTAGTTTACCGGGCGGCGTGAGGGTGATTTCTTCCGATATCTCGTATGTGTTTTCATCCAGCACGAGCATCCGGTTCGGGAATGTATCGCCGAATTTCACCGGGTGTGGGCATCCGATGTAGTGGATGCCTCGAATTACTTGATGGACGTGGGCATCGCCGCTGTAGCACTTGAACCCGCGTGGGAAGATCGGAAGCTTGCTACCGGTCAGGACCGTACCGTTCTCCGATACCGTATTGCTGACTGTCTGATGGATGAATGCGGCTTTGTATTTGCCGTAGTCGATGTCCGCCCATTCCTCAATGGGATTCGGTGAGAACGGTAGGAGCAGAAGCTTCTTGTTGTCGTCGATGAATGGCTCGTGAATATAGGCGATGCCGGGAATTTCGTTCAAGAAGTCGAAATAGTATGGACCGTTAACCGGTTTGTCATGGTTGCCCGCTAGGATTGTTACGAACCCCAGATCGGTCAGCTTTTGCAGCGCCGCGATCAGTCGATTGACCAGTTCGCCAGTAAAACGGTTTTTACGATCCGTCAAATCGCCGAGGATATAGAATTCGGTGATGCCACGCTTTTTCGCGGCAGCGTACATCTCGTCGAAAACCTTCCAGCGATATTCATTCTGCGGTAGATCGTCGATGTGGAAATCGGTTGCGAGTAGTAGGCCGGTCATGTGTTCGGGCACTCCTTGTATTCAAGCGCAACGGTGAAAGACACCCGGTCTCGAATGAATTCCTGGTCGTGCTTGCTTACTATCGGAGTGGAATAAACAAGCGATTTATAATCTTGATGCTCAATTATTACATTCGTGTATTGATGCTCATTAAGAAAACGGAGGATATCTTCAGCCCACCAACCGACTTTTGTACCGGCGATAAGCGCACCGAACTTTGCTTTTAGTGCGTCGTCAGAAAGTAGTTCAGGATCGAAATCCAGTTCTTTGACGAACGTACGGCGCAGAATAACTTGCTCACCCGCCTTATCCGCTTTAGCGCGCGTGGAGAAAACCGATAATGGCTCGGAAGTCCCGTATTGATCGCTGACTTCTTCCATCAGCACAAAGACAGTCGCCATTACCAACGTCTTTCTTTTCTGAACTTTTCTATTTGATCGTTGTAGTCGCCTTTAAAGGCGTGGTCAGGTTTCGTTATTCGAAGCTCGAAGCCACCATTTTCGACGTCGATCCGGATTTCATGATCGGCAACATAAGCCACGGTGCCAACCGTAGTCACTCCACGAACTGTGTGGATAAAGACTTGATCACCGCGTTTCATTCTTTCCGTCCTCTCGGAACCAGCGTCTTAGGAACCACAGGCTCGGCTTTGACGCCGGTCGATATCCTATACCCATATACTGCAAGCAGAGCCGCATCTGATCTGCCGTCATCTTTTTTGCGTGCAAAAAGTTCGGCTTGCTTCGGGAATAACTTCATCGCCAAGGCGCGGTTGGCATCCTTCCCTGCCTTGGGTGGAATACCGAGGTACCGTTGCCACTTTTGCGGCGCAACTTCCTCGATAGAGATTTCATGGGCTGCAATAGCCCCGAGTATGATCCCCGTCGAGCGTCCAAAAGAAAACGAGCTTGATACGCCTTGACCGGGCATGGACTGGACGCGCTCGACAAAGGCGGCTGTTACTCGGCGATCTTTGAAAAGACGTCCTACAGCATAATAATCGATTTCGTTCCGGTTTTTTCCGCCACGTGTAAGCGCCAGAACAGGCATATCGAAGATTTCGATTCTGTGTGCCTCTGGGTAGTAGAAGCAAATCGCACCCGACAAGCCGGGATCGGTTCCCGAGAATAAGCTCATTGCTTGCCGCCGAACCGGTCCATGACCTGTTTATCGAATGTAGCAGCCCAATCGTCCAGTTCTTTCTGAATGGCGTCCATGCGGGCGTAATCATCGGCGGTTGGTTCAGCCTCCGGATCGAGATTGTGCATGATCGATTCCATCAGGACGTTCGCGCCCGCGTAGAACGCCATTTTGCATTCGTCGAACTGGATTTGCGGCGCGTTCGCGTCCATGACCAGTCTACGGTATGCGTCCCATCCGGCGGCGATGCTGGGCGTTTTGATCGTGCGCATGAATAAATCCTTAAATTAGTTTATGTGCTTCCAGCGGAGAATCTTCCATTGCGAGGATAATTCCGCGTATCCGTCGCCGCATTTGTAGAACCAGCCGGGACCAAAGGCGGGCTGTTCTCCACCACCATCGCTATGCGCCCAATGAATAACCAGATACCCTGTATAGAAAGGATATTGGATGTGTGCGAGGATGTCTTCAGCCGTATGCGGGCCTTCTTCGCCGTGCCAAAGATCGTCCATTCTATTCGTACTTCCGCATTGGGGGTTCAAGCGCGTCCTCGATCTCCTGCCACCGCGCTCGTGTAACCCGCCGGATTTCCTCGGCGAGAATGCCCAAGGATTCACGGTCTTGGTTCTTGCGCGCAAGCAGGACTTCTTCGCGCAGTTCCTTCAGATCGGCTCCGAGCGAAACCCGACCGGTCCCTTCCTTCTTGAGCCAATCCAGGCACGACAGTTCGTCGTCGATGCCGTAGTTGAAATAGTATAGCATCTCAGCGCTCCGAAACGGATTGCCGAGCTTATTCTTCTTGTTCATCGCCTTGATCTTCATCCCGACGATGCGATCCGATCCTCCAGATACTTTCTGTTTGATCTTTTCCACGGCGCTGAGCCATAGGATTTGCGATGCATAGAAATCCAAGGCTTTGCCGCCCGATCTCTTGTGCTTTTCGCCGAACATGACGCCGATGTTATCCCGGATTTGGGATATGATCATCAGCGTGCAGCCGCTGCGTTCCATCCGGCTATTCAGTTTGCGGAACGCTTCGGAAATTAGTTTCGCTTTGGCGGTGCCGTAGCTACCTTCTCCGCGTTTCTTTTCCAATTCCGCGTCGTCGGATAGCGCGTCCATGGAATCGAGCACGTATAGCGACGGAACTTTCCCGGCGCGGCCAACTAAAAAGGTGTCCAGATCATCGCACCAGTCTTCGACGGTGCGGCTACCGTGGCGATCTTCTTCCTTACGGGCTTCATCGCCCGTAAACGAGATACCGTCAGGGAAACCCAGCGTGGCGGCGTAGTCGCGGTCAAAAGCCGCCTCGGCCTCGTTATACCGGACATCGTCCGCACTGAACATGCGGGCGAAATTGGTGCAGGCTTCGATAGCGAGTCCGGTCTTCGCCGTAGCCTTGTCGCCGACGATATTGATGAACCGGGATTTACCCCATCCACCACCGTTGATCAGATCGAGCAGCGTGCCGCCCGAAGGAAAGAATCTCGGATCGATTTGATGGATGACCGGTTTTCTCACTTCGAGCTTGGCACGCGGCATGATCTTTTACTTTCTTTTAACGGACGGACGTATCAGCGCTTCTTGAAACGCTCTTTGAGTATGTCGGCACGGCTTTTACCGCTCGGCGGTTCATCGGTCTTCGGATCGGATTCCGGTTGCCGACCGCCACGCGGCTCCAGCTTGCGGCGACCGACCGCTTCGGCCTCACCTGGATCATCATCCGTGTTACGGTCACGCTCGCGCCCGGTTCGGGTATCGCGACCGCCTTCGAACGGAGGATCATCCTCATTGTCGGGTTCGGGTTCCCGGCGTTCCGAATCGTCACGGTCGCGGCCACGGCTGGACTCGCGATCCCGCTCCCGTTCACGTCCCCGATCATCGTCTTCGCGATCACGCGACCTGCGTGGCCGTTCGTCCTTCTGCTGTTCGGACTGACCGCCCGTGAACAGGGCGTTGATTTCGTCATAGTCGCGAATGACCAGAAGATCGGGCAGCGGATTGTCGGCGATGAAATCCAGCCAGTCGACGTCCACTGATGAGGACCGGTGAGAAACCTGGATGCCTTTGTACTTGGTGAGCTTGCCTTCCCCTTCCTTATCGAAAAAGAGATCGTTGCCGTCATCCGGATCGTCGATGAAGAAATAAGACCCCGTGGTTTTGTCCTTGGAGCACTTGACGATATCCTGGCTCAAGCCGAACGGCATGGCCCAGATCATCGGACCCAGGTCTTCATCCTTACGGTCGATCAGCCACACGAGAACGCGCTGGCTGGCGCGATATTCCCGCAATTCCTCGTCGGAAGCGCCGGATCGCTCCAGCTTCTGGCGTTCTTCACAGACGGGGCACGGTTGCTTCGCCGTCTTGTACGGGCAGATGACCGAGGCTTTCTCAGGACCGACACCGTAGTGAACGAAGACGTCGAAGCCGTAATAATCGTTTTCCGGGTCTTCCCAGGTCGGCGGCAGGATGCGGATGTGGTTGTCGCCTTTCCGCACTTTGTAGGTCTTGAAGTCGTTCTTGATGAACGATTCGAAATCACCGCCGGAACGTTCCGACCGTTTTTCCAGGTTCTCCTGGGATGGGCGTCGATATTTAAAGGCCATATTACTGCTTTCCTTTCTTGAACTGCTTTATGGAGGCTAGAATACCAAGCGATCCGACTCTAAATATTGCATATACGCCCAGCAGAAAGAGCGGTATGCCGATGATGGCGGCGCTGAGCCATTTAAGCGTTTCGGGCATCAGTCCTCTCGATTCAACCGTGCGCGTGCCCGCTTCTGTTCGGCGAGTGCCGCACGTTCGTCGCGATTGATGGACGTCGGCGTAATGAACCCCGCCAACATCATGTCGGCGAATTTGAGAAGGGTGTAACGCTTCTCGTGCAGATTGCTCGCGAGCGCTGTAGCGACATCGGCATCATATTTGGTCTGTTCGACGTCACGTCGGGCATTTTGCACGTCCACCTCGGCGTTCAGTCGGGAACTGATCGAGGCTTCGGACGGTGCTTTGCCTTTCTCGTCAGTCGTCGATCTGAGCCGCTGAGCCGCTTCCGATTTGGCGATCTCATAGTCGTGGATAGCGGTCCGTTCTTCCTCCCGCAACGATGCGGCGAGTTCCGCAGCTTCTTGCATGAGCATGGGAAGCTCCATGATTTCTTCGTCGATGCGAAGCTGATCGAGCGGTAGGGAACGCTTAAGCCGTTCGTACTGACGTAGGTTATCCGGGTTCATAAACTAGTTTCCTTGGCTATCATAGGTTATATACTAGCGCGACGGGAGATGAAGCCGACCGGCTTGGTTTTGCGTAATTGAATGTCTGCAATATCCGAATTCGGACTATAGATATGTTCAATCCGAGGAACGTTATCTTGATCGTTAGTCTGCATTTGCAGTCGTCGGTCTATTGAAAATACGAGATTCATATCATCGGGTGCGCTGTATTCGGAAATGAACACGGTCGCTTTTTTACTAAGTATACGTGTCCATTCCCAAAAAGCGTCTGAATCGAACTCCGCGACACCTTTATATTCGGTTGTTCCGGCATAAGGAGGGTCACAATAAACGACCGCACCATCTGGAACAGAGAGAGAGTGATAATTCGAACAGCGCCAGTTTATCTTTTGAAATCCTTCTACTTTTCTCATTAAGGAATTCCGTGCTTTACGTGCATACGAGCTATCTGTAATGCCCTTAACATCCCGCGCGTAACCACCGAACCATTTACCACTGAAAGAACACCCGAAACCGACGAAGGCCGTCATAGGATCGGATAGATCGCGAATCTTGCTGTATTGTTGATACTCTTCTTCGGTCACGATTGCTGGGGGTACCCAACCATTCACAAGGGCACAATACATATTAATCAGCGCTTCATTCAAATCCGACCCTATCCTAATCGGATGGTGAATGCGGCATATAATCGACGCGCCACCGACGAAAGGTTCCACATACGCGGTTGCCTTGTCGACGAACGGCTGAAGATACCGTACGAGCGGAAAACTAATTTTTTCCTTGCCGCCGAGGTATTGCATAAATTAGTTTTCGCCGCCCCACAATATGCGGCCCACAGCGGCCACAAAGAACAGCTTGCGATCATACGTGCTTGCCGGGAACGTCAGCGCATCGAGAACACCCCACAACCGCCGCGCCTTCTTTTCATCGTTCTCGCGCATCAACGCGCCCATGATGTAGCGACCGGCCTGGATCGTGGCTTCCTCGAATTCGCTGTTGTCGATCTTTTCAAGCTGTTTGCGCACAGCCATCCAAGTCCCTTTGCCGTCGATCAGCAACCGAAACAAAGCGACCAGCGGTTCGGAAGCTTCGACCAGCGCGATGATGCGCATGGCTTCTTCCTTCGACGGTGCATCATGCACCGCTTGAAGAAGGGATAGGGCCTTACGCGGTTGCCCGGTCGCGCCGCGAATGACCAGCGTTACGACATCGGGATCGGGTTGCCACTCTTCCAGATCGCATATCGTTTCGACAAGCTCTTCGATCTCGGAATCTCGAAGCTGTTTCAACGCGACGTGGTAGCTACGCTGGACGATTGTATCGGGTAGCTTGCCCGGCGCGGTCGTGCAGAGCGCAAAATATAGGTGGGACGGCGGCTCTTCCAACGTCTTGAGAAGGGCGTCCATGCCTTTCCCGGAAATGCCGTGGGCTTCGTCGATGATAAACATCTTCCGCCCCGTGTCATTCTTGAGCGATTTGTACTGACCGGTGTCGATCAGATCGCGCATATCCTCGATGCTGGTCTTCGACGCCGCATCGTGCTCGATAATATCCGCACCCAGCTTGTCGGCCACGATGCGCGCAAGCGTGGTTTTGCCTGTACCGCTGGGACCACTGAACAGATAGGTATGGCTCTGCGTCCCGCCTTCCAGATGACGCTTGAGCGCGGAGACAATCTCCTTATGTCCGAAAACTTCTTCAAGCGAAGCTGGTCTGTACTTTGTGACGAGAGATTGCTTTTCCACGTGGGCTCCGAAACGGTGTTCAGTATCTATATACTAGCGCGACGGGAGATGAAGCCGACCGGCTTTGTTTTGCGTAGTTGGATGTCGGTGATGTCGTTGGGCGTGAACAGGCATTCTTCCCGTTCACGGGTATTTCCCTCTTTCGGATGCAGCCCTAAAAGCTTTGTTATGGAGAAGACTTTATTGATATCAGCGGGAGCTTCGTATTCAGAAACAAAGACAGTTGCTCGTTTTCCCAAATCGCGAACCCAATCCCAAAAAACAGGGTGGTTAAAGGAATCAACAGCTGTATATCCCGCTGTATTAATATAAGGCGGATCACAATACACAACGGCTTTATCGGGGATGTTGATTGTTTTATAATCACAAGCCGTCCAGATTATACCCGAGAATCCAGACTTCTTATCTAGCAAAGCATTGCGTGCGAGAGTTGCGTAGTTAGTTTGTTGTTTATCCTGTGCATAGCTACCAAACCACATCCCACCGTAAGAACAGCCGAACCCGGCAAATGCCGTAAGCGGATCAAGCATGTCTTTCTTCTGTTTCAATTCCAGCCACTCTCTCTCTCTGTCAAAACTGATGGCGGTTCCCATCCGTTCTGTAGAGCGGTGTAGAGCGTAATAAGTGCTTGGTTTGAATCGGAGCCGTATCGAATAGGGTGGTGGACGCGGCATATCACCGAGGCACCACCAACAAAAGGCTCAACGTAGGCAGTTGCCTTATCTACGAATGGTTGCAGATATCGCGTAAGCGGTCGACTGATCCGCGTTTTTCCGCCGAGATATTTCATTTTCTGCCCAGCAAACGGGATATCAAACCGACCGGCTTTACCACCCGAGATTCTTGCTTTTTGCTGGGACCATCGTAATCACCGGGTCGATCCAGCGCCTTCCGGCACGGCGGAATCCAAATTAGTTGAGATGGTGGCGCAGGACGCGCTTTGATCCACACGAGCCAGCAGTACGCCGTAGCCGATACGGCCTCATCGTCCAAGCGTCCTTTGACAATTGGAACACGCTCGACGAATTGGGCAAAGTATGTTGGTGGTGTCTTTGAAAAAATCCCGGAATAACGGTTGATCCCTTCCACAAAAGCCGTTCGAGTAAAAAGAGCTATCCCAATTTTAGCTACGGATAAGGCGTTTATGCAAAATTCCGCTGCTAAGTTGAAGGGTGGATTTGTAATTACCCAGTCAAAGGATTCGGGTGCATTAGGATCATTTACAAAATCACGAATGGTGTCTTGTCCATAAATAAACGCGTCGGCGCTTGTTACTTCCGCAAAATATTCGTTTAGTGGACGGGACATGAATCCATAACCACAGGCGGGTTCAAGAACAGATTGCTGCCCGACCGGAATTTCATTCTTGAGCAATACATGCTCAATCAGAGCACGTGTGGCCCAAAGAGGTGTTGGGTAAAAGTCGGTGCTATCTGGAGCTTCCTTACGCTGCTGCATAACAGCCGAGGACGTGTTCCCTTTAGTACGGGAAATTAGTTTAGCGCGTGTCATCGGCGCACATAATCCCCCTTGATTACCGCGATTTCTTCCAGATGCGCCCAGTCATAGCCCATCTGCACTTCAACCGTCAACGGAACGATCTGCCAAGGAAAGCGCACTTTGGTCATGGATTCAGCGATAATCTTAACACACCGCTCGATTTCGTCGTCTTCATCACGAACGAAGAACCCGAGATCGTCATGGATGTTGATACGGGGATGAATGGCCCAATCACCAGTCTCTCGGGCATAAGCGGATAGCTCATTCTGAGCATCGATCACAAGATCAGCCGCTGTGGCTTGAATCGGTGTGTTGATGATCTTGTTCCCGTCAAGCGTGCCATAACGCACACGGTCCGTCAGCGTACGGGCAGAAGCCGTTTCCTTATATTCGATCCGCTGGCGTTTGACCCACTCATAGGCTCCTTTGTATCTGCCCCAGAACGAGTCGACGAACTGCTTAGTCAAGCTGAGTGGGATGCCGGTACGGTCGGCGCAGGTTTCGGGAATAGCGCCATAGAAGGTGGCGAAAACGAAATCGCCTTTGATGATGTTTCGACCTTCCTTCATGATCTTTTTTTCTTCGGTCTGGCCGGTCTTGTCCATCAGGCGGTCAACGTAATCCGGGTACTCACCTAGAATATGTGTCAGCCAAAAGGTGTGAATATCCTCGTCCGCTATGATCGAACTACAGAGCATCGCGTCCTTGGTGATCATAGCGTACACTCGCGCTTCTAGCTGGCCCATATCACAGGCCAGCCAAACGTAGCCGGGCGGGGGCTTGATCATGCTGCGGAGTTCTTTGTGCTGCCTCTTAGGGAAATTCTGGATATTCGGCTGCGAGGAAGAGTGCCGCAGTGTGGCGGTGAACATCGTTCCGTACGTTGGATGCAGCAAGCCATCGACGAACAGCAGCGGCATCTCCAAGACTGGATCGATATAAGTTCCTTCCAGCTTCTTTGCTTCGCGCCGACCGAGAACGTAGTCAATCAGCGGATTTTCACCAGCAAGCGGGGTGAGCACGGCGTCCGTCGTTGAGTAGACTTGTTTCTTGCTCCCCTCCTTTTCCGATCCCTCGGTTTTGGGCAGCACAAGATTTCCATATTCGACGAGTGCGATGCCAACCTGTTCTGGGGCATCAATATTGAACTCTTGCTGACGCTCGCGTTCAAACGTTTTGACTTCGTAGAGCTTACGAGCTTTTTGCAGGAAGTCTTCAGCAATATCACCCCATTGTTTTTTGAACGCCAGCGCCCGTTCGCGGTCGGTTGGGAGACCGAGAAGTTCCATTTCGGTTGTTGACCGGACTGCACCGAGAATGTGTTCGTAATTGTATGCGTCGACTTTGTCTTTCAGCTTCTTAACGATCTTGACGCATCCCCAGGCATCCAAGCCGTTATATGGAAGCACGTCCGAGAGCGGATAGTTGATCAGGTTTTTGGTGTCCAGATCACTTAGCTTCTTGATGTTTACGCCGAGATGGATACGGGAGACGATAGCCAGCGCGAGCAGGGTTTCCCGCTCGTGGTAGATGCGAGCGCAAGCCATCGAGTCTTCGTAGCGCGCAACGTCGTAGTCTTCGTCGAACTCCCGACCATGGAATAAGAGCCATAGAAGCTCGAATGCCGCGTTGTGCGCGGCCCACGGGCGCGTTGCGCAGACCCGCAGCAGGAATTCCATACCCCACTCGTTTGGCGCTTCCGGATGGCCTATAGGGAATGCGAAGGTTGTGTCACCGTCCGAGATCGCGGCGGTAAGTAGCAGCGACCCTTTCTGGTAGACCCGCAGCATGTGGGTTTCGATGTCGACGCCGAGCAATCCTTTGCACCGAGCTAGAAGTTCCTCGGCTTCTTCCTCGGTGTAAACGCAATGAACATCCTCCAGCTTGGGATGCTCGATAACCGGAGGCTTCCATTTATCAACTAGTTTAAAGAACCGCTTTATATCGGCCTGGAAGGATGGATACTGGATCGCGTTTTCCGGTCCGCTCTTGTTATGGAGCAAGAAGCTAGGGTGGTAGATCGGGAAACCCCACAGCGGGCGACCGTTCATCTCGATGGGAAAGCGGACTCCGGCGATATCGCTTATAAAGGCTTCGTTCGGCTCGATCCATTTAGACAACGGAATCGATCCGACTATCAGAATGGCTTTGAATTTGCGTTCGGTCATATCCTCTTCGAGATGGACCGAGCAGCAATGGATTTCCTGTGCCGTGGGATTCCGATTGTTCGGTGGGCGGCAGCGCACAGCATTCGACCACGCTAAACGGTCGTTGTGTCGGCTCGATATGTGCTGGCGCAGGAACTTGCCGGACTTGCCGACGAAAGGTTCCCCCTTAAGGTCTTCGTCTTCGCCCGGCGCTTCGCCGAGGATTAGGATGTCCGCGTCCTTCGGACCGTGCATCGGCATACGCGGCGACGTTAGTGTCGGCCACGTTGCCTTGAGTGGACAATGCTCACAGCCGCGAAGCTCCGGATCGAACGACGCGGCTGCTTTTTTAGGACCGAGGCGCTTTGGTTTTTCCGAAACCCGTTTTGCTTCGGCTTCGGTTAGGAAGAAACCCATTCAGAGTTTTTTCTCTGCCAGAATGAACCCGGCATAAAAACAAGCCCAAAGCTGCCCTATATTCGCCTGCCCGGCCCACTTCAACGTATTGCTGAATTCCTCGGTCTTCTTGAATTCTTTCCAAGCTTTTGAAACTGGTGCTTCCTTGGGAACAGGCTGTGAATTGAGAGACATGCGGCAACTCCTGAAAGTCTTATACTAAACGTTAATCCGGTTTCTTGCCGCTGATCACGAACAGGAATTCGTTTTCGCCCGAAAGGACGAGGGCGTCGTCTTCGGCGTGATCGAATACGAGGTGGGTGGCGAAGCTTAACGCCTTGGACATACGCTTGGCTTCGACGACGATAGGAGCCACGGAAATATCCGAACCGCCTTCCACGATGTAGTATTCTTCGCTGGAATTCTTCCCACTTTCGAACGCGAGCCGTGCTTGCCCGTTCTCGATGGAGATTGCCACAAACGGGCTGTTACCATCCGTGCTCAAGGCTTCGGCCCGCTTAATGAAGGTGGAAATCGTATCGTGGTCCAGCAACGCAGTGGTTTCCCACGGGCCAGTGAAGTTTTCCGCCAGTTCCTTGACGTCGTGCTTCGGGGGACTAATCTGGTTCAAGACGAGCCGGGTTGTTTCGGTGTTGCAGTAGACAACCTTTTCGTCGAACGCTAGCAAAGCACCGCCTTCGTTCGCGATAAGACCCAGCATCGTTATGGCTTCCGGGGACAAAGCACACCGCTCGACCGACCCCGGTAGTGTATCGCCGAGCCGGGCACTGGAGACGGTGGGATCATCCGAACCGTAGATGTACAGTCCGTCATCCGTGTTGGCGATCACCGCGCCGAACAGCCCGGCGGATAGAAGATGCGCGCCGCCAGCCGACAGGCTTCCACGGATCAGGGCCTCCGAGAAACCTTCTTCCAGTTCATCGTCCGGTTCGATTTCGTCGGGCAGTTCGGGAATTTCGATGTTGTCGCCCATGAGGGCAAGCTGTCCTTTGGCGTGCCCGCACTCCCAAACTAGTTTAGTATCCTTGACGGATAGCTCCAGTTCGGCGTTGGGCAGGGACTTGATGACCGACAGGAATTCTTCGCCGTCGATGTTGATGTCACGGCCAAGGTTCAGGTCGACTTCGATCTCCATGATGCCGAATGGCGCATTGCCGCGAACATAGTCGTTTGTGAGCATGAGCGCACGATAGCTCGCCACCATCGCTTTCTTGTCGACCATTTTCTGGAACGGGGCGAGAAGCTTGAAGAGTTCTGCTGCTTTCACGGGGTGTATTCCTTAGAAGCGGGTGGGTGCGGGTTTTTCGGTGGGACCACGTTCTTGCCCGGCACTCATAGTGGTAAAGGGCTGTGGATATATGACCGGCGCTTTGCCGATCTTGGTGAGGCGTTTTGCGTCGAACCACTGGCTGTCGGGGATTTTACCATCTTTGTCCACCGAGGGCTTCAGAACGACTTGGACGCGCCCATAGAGACCGAAGCTGATCGAGGCGACCACACCTTCAAACCCTGTGACTTTGTCCTTTGCCCGGTAGCCGAGTAAATCCATATATTCTTGCATTCAGACCAGTTCCTTTTCGATGGCGAACGATTCGCTTATGAGGATCGATGTTTCGTCGCTGGAGATTTCGATAGCGGCTTTCGGAAGCCACGCCTTGCCGACCGGCGTTTCGAACAGAATAGCCTTGTCGGTTTCGTGGAGGATTTCGCCTTCAAGGTCGATCAGCTTAGACACGCCCAACCTCCCGATTTGCCGCTTCTATTGCGCTGTGTAGATGAACAAACGTTCCGAGACTTATTTCACCGCCCATCGGGGACCATTGAATCAAATCCCATTTACGTTCTTTGCGATCAGGATTGAAATGTAACCGGTAGGAAAATCCAACCCCATCGACATCCTTCCACCAGCGCATACTCGTAACTTCTGCGCCTATATCGGCGAGTTCGCTGACGGTCAGAACCTTGTCGTAAAGCGCCATAAATTAATTTCCGGGAACCACAATCGCCGTTAACCGTTTCAACGACGTTCCTGGATAGACTATACTACGGCAATATCGTCCATGCTGAATTCAACCTCAACTTCGCGTCCCATAATTGCGAACATGAGCCGGATACGATCTTCTTTTTTCCAGCGGACGAGCGCTTCCTGATCGGCAAGAGCACCCTTGGTTACGCGGACCCGAGTTCCGATATCGATTTCCTGACCGAGCCATCTGTCGGCGGAAATTATCCGGCGAGAAATACTTTCCATAAACGCGGTCGGCATGACATGGGGAATAGTGTAGTCACCTACTTTTCGGGTCATCACCCGGTGGATGCCGTACGTGTTATTCAGCGGCATCCATGGCTGATCTTCGAGAAGCTTAACGAAAAGATACCCCGGAAATAGCGGGCGCAGGATTTTCTTTGTTTTCGTTTTCTCGAAGTAGAACGGGAAGAAAGATTCATACTTCTGGTTATTCAAATGCCGTAGAGCTTGGGACTCAAGCAAGGGGCGTGTTTGGGCACATATCCAGGCTGATTCAGTTTCCACTTATCAACTCCACAAACTAATTTGATCGAGCAAGAAAGCGGGGTGTCTAACACAAGTACAAATTAATTTCAAACGAATTTTACTTGGTTTGTTTTTCCCTCGCGCGTGCGCACGTGAAGGAATATATAAAAATATAAAATATATACCCCCCTAAAGGGGGTTATTTTTATATAAATTTTTCAAATTAGTTTTTTAAGGAACAAAAATTACCTCTCACTGTTCCTGCGTTGAAACCGTTCAGCGCTATTGAACAAAAAAGAACGGTAGGGTATATAGGAGTTGGAGGTTAGAAGGAATTTGGATCATGGTTGAGACCGTTTTAAACCTTGAAAGTCTGTACGATCAGATCAGGAACTTGAGTCCGTCTGATCGGGACCAGTTGCTATCGAATATCCAACACGACAGCAAAAAGGAAACAACGTCCTCGGCTATGAACACCGACGAGGTGATCGTGTTCACGGCGCTGATGGATGCCTGCCGGTCGAACATGCCTTATTCCCGGTTGTTCGAAACCTACGGTCGGAAGCATTTCGACGATAAAGTCCACATCGTTCTCGGCTTCATCGAATCCTATCGGAAGCTATTGCGTCGGCCCCAGGTTCAGGGTCTGGCAACGATGTGCTTGAAGTGCCTCGTCAAGCATATGCAGTCTCGTGAGATTCCGGTGACCGTGAAAACCGTTCTCGACTCTCTCGAACTGATGCCGCATGCCGTGAACAAAGCCTATCCAGGCTATGCGGATGCGGGCATGCTTCACCGGCTCGTTGACGCCCGCCGCGCCGCGTAAAAAAGTTCTGCTAGACATAGCTAATCGGCTCGGTGTATACTCCCTGTGACCACGGCGGAATTTACCGTGCGTGGAACCACAAGGAGTGTTTTCTATGGATATCGATACCCCCACCACGCCTGCGCCCTTCGTCCACAAGCTGGACATCCACAACACGAACGTGGCGGTCACCGCCGTCAAGTTCGAAGCGGAAGAACTGGGTCGCATTCCCGACAACCTCGCCCGCATGGCCGAAACGATCATCATGCTATGTCGCGCAAACGGCGACATAGCATGGTTGGCCGATATGGTCCACGAAGCGGAACGCGACGGAGAGGCCGGAACAGTGTGGGGCGAACATACTGCCCGCACATGGCTCGGCGACAACATCTAAAAAAGCGGTTGCCTTTTTAGGTAAACGAGTTTAAGCTCGTGTGACGGTTCGGCCTTAGCGGTACCCACTCCGTACTTTTCCGATTAAAGGGCGTGACATGCCGCCGTCGTGAGTTTTGTAGTCAATGGGCAGCTTGCCCGCTTCGATAAGGAGAGGACTTATGAAAAAGAAAACCGACTACTCCCAGGTCAACGATCCGTGGCTGTCTGTGCCGGGTGGTGTTACTACCAAACCCGATGCACAAGAAGCGGTCAGCGCGGCTAAACGCCTTTACCGCAAGGCGATGGGAAAGCCGTTTCGCGGCACTTTCAAAATAACTTCCGGCAATCGGTATAACTGGATTCGCCGGAACGTATTCAGCGTCAATCCTGGGGGGCATCATTTCGGAGCGTGGCGCGATCTCGTCCATGATATCAGCCACTACGCCCATCAACGTCTCCATCCAGATTCTCCGGCCCACGGTTCTATTCACCGCACGCTCGAACGCGAACTCGCGATCTACGTGATCGAGTCTGGTTGGCTGACCGGAAAACTAAAATCCAAGGCCGTGCCGAAAGCCAAACCGACCGGCGACCAGAAGCGTCTACTCGAAGGTGCGCGGATCGCGGAACGCATCAAAAGTTGGGAGGCGAAGGAACGCCGCGCCCAGAACGCTTTGAAGAAGCTGCGCAAGACTCCCGCTTATAAAACCTTCCTTGCGCAGAAAGGGACCTGAGTTATGCCCAACATCCCCCCTGCCGTTCAGCGCGGCCACCTATTCCAAACCGCCCGGCGCGCACTTAATCAGTCACCGAAGAACATCGCCGCCGTGCTTGGTGTTGCCTCGGACCGCACCATTCGGCGCTGGGAAGGCAACAAGCTCGATATTCCTCCGTACGTCTGGGTGGTGCTGCTTACCGCCCTTGACGAAAACGGAGAGCGAAAGCTCGCCGAGGATATCGCCACCGAACTAAACAAAAATTAGTTTAGCTATGAAAACGCATAGGAAGAATCCAATAGCTACGGGGCGCGTTTGTGCTATTTGCCAGAAACGGGCTTCGCCGCGTCGGCATGAACGCAGCACGCAACCCTATGGAGCTTTGCTTAGTTTGTACGGCATAGACTCACGGAAGAATGACAAGGCACATCTGGAATGTGTCCAGGCTCTTAAAGCCAAGTCGCCGCATACATGATCCACTGGCGCAACCTCTTGAGCGAACTCCGGGTGGAATGGTCGGACCGTGGTGCCAACCGTTCCGCCGGAGAAATCACGATCAAGTGCCCGATGTGTGGGCACCTCGATCCATCGCGGCATATGGCGATCAACGAGTCGACCGGCGCGTACTACTGTTTCCGCAACCCGCAGAAGCATTCGGGTAAGTCGGCTACCTTTCTTCTTGCGCGCCTGAACGTTCCGGCTTCGGCAATAGCTCGCCTGATTACGGCGCATTCGACCGGCGAAATCGCCCAGCAGGTTCAGAAGGTTTATAGCCCGGCGAATTGGGATAGGTACGAACCGGCGGTCAAGAGTCCGGAAATCCTTGGGTACCTCAAAGATCGTGGCTTTTCCGAACCATCCGTGCTCGCCCAGCGGTTCGATATGCGATATGCCCCGAACGGCAAGTACGCTAAGCGCGTGCTTCTGCCCATCGAGCAGGATGGCAAGATCGGCTTTACAGGCCGCGCGATCCTCCCAAGCATGACGCCTAAGTATCTTACCCACGAGTCGGTTCAGACTGCTATTTACGTGCCGTGGGAATCTGTCCACGGGGTTACGGTTGCCGCCGTTCTAGGTCTGGCTTTCCCTCCGGCCCGCATTAAAAAACTAGTTGATCTTGCTCAGCGCACAACTAATTTAGTGCTTGTAGAAGGCCCATTCGACGCTGTTAAAGTTGCTTGGTCAGTAAAAGACCTTGTAATTTCTCGTGGGAATAGTATCCTGATAGGGCTCGATTCCGATCAACCGGTATCGACGGTCTACGATGTTATCAATGAATTAGCGCAATACTTGGGGCGCGCTCGGATTGTGCGGGCACAACTACCGCCGACCGTTAAAGACCCTGGTGAATTGGGAGTGGCAGAATGCAGAACGTGGATCAGTTCATACCTGAATGGGTAGGTGTGTTCGAGGGATGGGCGAAGGGGTTCGTTTTTAAGAACGCATGGCGCGTTTCCAATACCATGGATAGGAAGGAAGCGCTGCAAGAGTG